CTGCCGGGGTCGCTTGCTTTCTTGCCGTTGGGGTCGAACTCCAAAGAAGATTTGCACCTGACTTCCAAGTCTCCTTTCCGCCCCTCCAGTGGCTCACAGATCTTTTTCTCAGCATCGAGTTGCACCTGGATGCCGGCGGCCGCACACAGGGGACAGGCCACACGGTGATAACCATATCCCGCGTAAGCCGAAGCCCCATCTGCTGGAGGCTTGTATACTCCGTGCATTCTACAATACCACTGATTAGGAAGCAGCACAGGAGTACCTTCTGCGGCTGTCTCTACTATTCCATATCCTGATCGTAGTGCCTTGCCGTTGGGGTCGAACTCTTCGGTAGTGGCTGTCTCTACCCTTTCCTTCCAATTCTGCATGATGCGTGATGTGGATTCATTCACACATTCCGGGCAACTTGCCTCGGTGAAGCCCTTGTGGTGCACCGGGCAGCGCTTGATAGGGCCTACCAATTCTTCAGCGTAACAATGAGGGCAGACGTTTACTGTTACCCAGTCAGTGTCCCAGTCTCCATGCTTGGTGCAGCGTATTTGCATCACCCAACCTCCTTTTCGAGCATTGCCTTCAGCTCTTTAAGTTTTTCGATCTCTTTTTCCCTTGCGACAATAAGCTCATCGCAGGACATCATTGCCGGTTTCCATAAACCCATACTGATAAACTCCCGCAACAAGGCACCCTGGATGCGGTGGGTAGATATGAATTTGAGGAGGTTCATTTTAGAAATTCCTCCCAAGGCACCATATTCATTACTCGCTGCATATCAGGATGAGCCGACTTCGCTGTTCGTAGCTTCCTGATATGCGCCCATTCAGCAGCATCTGCTGTGACCACGATCTCGGTCTTCAGAGCATTGGGTAGGACAGCGCGGGCTTGCTGAGGAGAGCATCCATCTGTCAGACCTACCATAAATTTATATGCACTTTCAGAAGATCGACATTGCGCCTTAAAAATAATCTGAGAGGCCAAGTTCCATTCTTCAAAACCATCCGGCTCAATAAATTCTATATTCTTGCCACCATAGCTCACATATCTGGTTGATTCTTGATCAAAAGAGCAAGGACGATGCCGAACCAACCCATGACTGACGCCGCGATCACAGATGAACTTTGCTGAGTAGCGGTGAAGTTCCTTGGGGATTTCGTCGTGGGGGCAGGGTTGCCAAACTGTTTGAAGCGGAGGAGCCGCGGCATCAAATGCGGTGTCGAACTTATCGCCGATCGAGAATAGCATACCGTATTGATGAAGGAACGGTTCAAACAGGTTCTTCCAGCCCATCTCTTTGCCACGCTGATACCACGCAGTGAGACTCCCCCCTACGTAGAGGTACTTATCGGTGTAGTAGTAGTTCAAATACTTTCCTATTACACCGCGCACATCGAGTTCAATTTTGGGAGTTCGCACCACAAAATTCGAGTGCTCAACCATAGCCAGATGCCCAGCTTTGATCAGCTTCTTGACAAATCCTTCAGCACTATCTTCAGTGATCTTGTCTTCTGACTTGTAACAAGTTCTGCCTGCCATTTCGATGAACTTGAGAGCAGCATTATATTCTGTCGGTACTGCTCCGAAAAACTCAACTGACGGTTTGATTATTTTCATACTCACCTCGATAATATTGTTTCAGATATACTCTCGGGTTTCAAGTTTACAGTTTTTGCGTATGCCTCGGCTGCTTCAAGGCATTTGTAATGCTTTTTGTCTTCTCCAACGCTAGCCATTCTGAAGAAGTTGCACCACTCAGCATGGTAGTCATATTCTTTGCATCCGATGCAGGTGTCTCCGTCAGGCACTTCCTTCTCAATTCTTATTTTCATGACACCCTCTCTATGGCAGTTGACGCGACCTTCATAAGTTTCCGCAGGTAGTCGAGATCCCGGCGGGGCTTCTTTGTGAACAGGTTGAAAAACCATTTGAGGTTCATAAGCTACACCCTTTCGATGTGTGGGTGCGTTTCCAACATTAGGCAAGGGACGTTGATTATTTTGTTGCGCAGAATGTCAAGCGGGTACAATCCATAAGACCCCTCTTGATTGACGCCTCCAAGGTACACACCAACAATTTTCCAGCATCGGAAACGGCCGGGCTGAGTCTGGTACCCCGGCATCCTGATGACGTCGCCCACTGTGAACTTACGCGTTTCTGTGCTCATCCTCTCCCCCTCATTTCCTTTTCCCGGCTAAATGCAGAGGTGCTTTTGCCAGTGCATCAGCTACCTCCACCAAGTTCTCCACTACTGCCCCCAGTTTAGGGTTCTTCATATCGATCATCCAGCAAGGCTGCGAGGCTGAGTCGTAAAAGGTGTTCGACCCCAAGCACTTCGGCTTGTTGGCATCCCGCAAAATCTTCTTCTTCTCAAGCTCGACCTTGATCTGGGTATAGGACCCAAACCGGCGGGCAACCCAGGTCTTGAACGCCGCCCGGGACAGGTAGAGAATCTTGCTGTCCAACTCGTAGCGGATCAGCAGCGGGCCCCGCGGAGCTTCGATGATCGTGCAGATACCTCTTGGCCGATAGTCGCCCTTGACCAGCAAACGGTTGGAGGCGTGTTCATCCAGGAACTGGCCAAGGATGCCGACCGGGTCGCCGACCAGATCGTCTTTGTCGCCGCGCATGTTGCGGATTACCTTGATCACCCACTCCATCGTCGGCACCACGTCGAACTTGATCAGCCCCAGCGACTTGGCGATCGCTCCGCCGACTAGAGACGCCGAAGCAACGGCCGACCAATACCTCTCATCCCCCCGCACCTTCGCCCGCAGGTCGATCTTCTCGCGCATCTTATCGATGGCGAACTTGACCACGTCGATGTTGCGTACCAGGTACTTAGCGTAGACCTCGCCGGCATGGCCGAAGTTCTCGTGGATGGTCCAGTAGGTCTGCGAGGCGACCTGGCTCTTGAAGCAGTCCATCTCCGGCACCGGGTACTCGAAGACCCGGTTGATCTCGGCGGAGGCGTCGTGCTTGAGTTCGGAGAGTTTGTCGATCAACGAGGCGTTCGACGAGGTTACAGCCAGGGTGTTCCAGGCGTTGATCAGCTTGCGCTCCTCGGAGTTCTTGGTCAGCCGTGCCTTGTCCCGCCCCTGGGTGACCTTGTAGACGAAGTCCGAGATCTCAATCCCCGGCATGTTGGTCACCTCGTCGACCACCAGCGGCAGGTTTCCGTAGACCCCGAGCCTGGACACCAACGCGTTCTTGGTGTCGTCTCTGAGCATCATCAGGTCGTTGTGGTAGCCCCAGATCGATTGGTTGAAACGGAGCATCAGGGTCTTGCCGGCACCGGACTCGCCGACCATTGAGATTAGGGCGCCGTCAAAGCCGGTGAACTTCATCAGCGGGGCCCCGAACCCGGCCAGCAGAGCGAAAGCGAACGGCTCCATGCCGCGGTTGGTAAAGACTTCGGTGGCTGCCGACCACTTCTCAAGCGAACCTTGCTGCCGGAAACCCTCCGCCGACTTCGGCACGTTGCGGGCCAAACTCGCCTCTTCACAGGATCCGTCGGCATGGTAGATCTTCCTGCCATGGACGAACATCGGCTTGCCGCCGCTGGTCTCTTTCCAGCCCATCTGGCATAGCAGTCGGGTCATTCGACGGTTTCTCTGCAGCTTCGCCTGGTACGACTCGATGTAGCCAACCATCTTTTTCTTTTCATTCATGCCTACCACCTTGATATGATTGTCTGACAGTATGGTCATCAGCGCCTTGGGGTCGTGGACCAGCGACGACCTGATCGTACACTCCATCTCGCCCTCGTGCGGCAAGCGGTGCCGGAGGGTGGTCACCTCGTAGCCCAGCGACTCGTCGTAAGCGAGACAAGATATGTGCAGGTCCTGATCATAAAAGCGTACCCAGCGCCCCTCCTCCTCGGCAAACAGCCCCTCCTCGGTGCGGCGGTAGCCGGCCGGCGGTTCGCACTCTTCGACAGGGACTTCCTTTTTCGCCGGTTCCGGCCGACCGAGGACGATCGGGCTCTTGATCTTGCCATTGTGCGGGCAGCCGATGCAGCCGCCGGCGTTCTCGGAGCCGAGCTTGGCGCAGGTCGTAGGTCCCACTCCCGCGTCCCGCCACTGCTGGATTTTGGCGTCGGTCTCACTGACGGTGTAGCCGGAGTAGCCTTGCGACCAGGCGTGGATAATTTCCGGCCCGTTGACACAGTGAACCAGGACACCGATGCAGGCATACCACACAGGCTCGCTGATGTTGCCCCCTGTTGCTCGCATCTGGCTGATCTGAGCACACTTGTCGGCGATCAGGTTGGCGTCGCTGGGCACGTCGTCATGGACGAAGAACTCGGCGTTGATATCAGTGTTGACTTTCGGAGGCAGCAAAGCCTGGTGCTGGACCTTTTTCTTCTGCGCTGCGGCCAGCAGGCGGGCGGTGAACTCCTCGAACTCGATGTCGCCTGGGTCGTGGATCAGCTGCACCGGCTTGGGCTCCTTGCCGGGCTTGCGGTTGGTCGTGCCGGGGATGCGCAGGACCGAGGCCGGGTCGGAGGTGCGGGAAGAATCGGCACCGATCGCAGGGGCGTAGGCCGCTACGACTTTCTTCAGGGTGTAGGCCACGGTCTGCCACTGCGCCGTAGGGATCGGCTCAGTGAGGATCCAGTGGGCATAGAGGCCGTTGCCGGAGTTGACCACGGCGGGCATCGGCAGGCCGGTGTCATCGATGAACTGCTTCAGGGCTTGGCAGCCCTCGCTCTGGTTCTTCAGCGGCCACTTCTCGCCGCAGTCGATGTCCAAAAAGAAGTTCTTCAGGGTCAGGGTATTGACCTGGCTCCTGGTCTTCATGGCGAGTTTTTTATACTCGTCCTTCAGCAGCCCCCGTGGCAGCGATCGGTTATGCGCCTGGGCCTCTTCGATCTTCTCAGGGCTGAATGCCGCCTGAGTTATGTATACGGTATTGCCGCCTTTATCCAAAGCGAGGAGGTTGGCTACGGCGGCGTCGAGGTTGTCGTGGAAATAATGACGAAACCCACCACCAGGCAACAGCATCGCGACGCAGTAATACCCTTCTCCGGGAAGGAGCCGGTGTAGGAACATCCATCACCTCCACTTGTAGGTTATATATGTATCGCTTCGTTACCTACTGTGGACGTGACATTTCCGCAACGATTTTCTTCAGCAGCGCCTGCCGCTCCGTTGTCTTGAGTTTTTCAGGCAGCGGGAACCGGCCAGCCTTGCAGCCTTTCTGGATCATCTGCGCGTACCAGTACGCCCTTGTGAGCCGTAGCTGGTCCGCCACGTTGTGACCCTTTTTCCAGCGGTGGATGGTCTCCCTGGAGATGCCAGTGATAAATGAGAAATCTACCTGCTTCATTTCGGCAACATCGATGATGCGGAAGATGAACTCTACTTTCTGTTTCGCTGATTCTGACATGGAGGCTCTCTTCTCTTATGCGAAGGCAGGAGCGATGTTCTGCCCCTGCCGGAAGGTTAATCTTACAGACCGAGGTCCATCATCAGTTGGTCGTCGGTTACTTCGCCGGGAGAAGCTGCAGCTGCGGCGGCCGGGACCGAGCCGAGGTCAAGACCGAGGTCGTCCAGCAACTCTCCACCACCCTGCGCTTCGGCATCCGCCTTGGCTTTGGCCTCAGCTTCTTCCTTAGCTTTCTTGTTGGCTGCCTTGGTGGCCGCGGCTTTCTCGGCCTTGGACTTGGCGGCTGCTGCGGCTTCGTCGGCCTTGGTTTTTGCTTCTGTATCAGCTTTGGCCTGGGCTTCTGCGAAGTCAGTGGCCGGGGGAGGTGCGTCGGCAAGCTGGCGGACAACCGGAGGCGCCGGCAGTGCAGGAGCGTTGAACCCGCCGATGATGTCCTCGATCTCCGGCAGGGCTGCGAGTTCGGACAGCTTGGGCAGGGATGCTTCAGGCAGGAAACCGCCGAATTTGAAGATGAGCACCGGGTTCTCCTTGGTCATGTCGAAGCCGACCAAGGTCTGGGCGGTGCCGAGCGGGATGCCAGCGGATGACAGCTGCTTGACGTACATACCGAAGTTCTTCAGGCTGGCGGGCGGGAGTTTGAACTGGTAGATCTTCGGATCAGTCTCTACTTTCCTGCTGCCGGGGACAAACACAGCCAGGATTTTGCTGTCGGCGCAGGCCTTACCCTTCATCGCGTTGCCGCTCTGATCTACCGCACTGCCAAACTGGTTGTGCGGACAGGTGGCACAGAGGTCGCTCTGTACTGCCAGAGAGGTCGGGTCAGGCCGCTCACCGTCGGTAGAGAAACAATCAGGCTGCTTCCCGTCCTCATTCGGGTTGTAGGCTGTGGCGTACCATGCTTTCTGCAGGGGTTTCTTGGCCCGCAGCACGACCACCGGCAGGTACGAATTTTCATCCGGACCAATAATCATTTTGCTCGGCGGGAACAGGGTTTCTTCCCCAGCAGCATCAACGAGCTTGAACTGCTTCATCGACAGCTTCACTCTGGGAGGCATCCCGGTGGAAATGCCGGCAGCCGCCTCGTCGTTGGCCTGCTTGGCGAGGGTAGGATCAAGGATATATGACGGAATGGTCGTGCGGTCTGGGATCATCAGGTCGAGATTGCTCATGTGTTATCTCCTTGAGATTGGTCGGTGCCCTCTGGGGGCGGTTGCACTGCTGTTAAAATCCTTTCGGATAAATTCCTAATTTTCAGAAGCTCTGTGTAGATTACGTCTTGCTCAAGGACCTGTACCCGAGCTTCGAGTACGAGGATTTGGTCCTTGTAATGCGTATCAATAGTTCTGAACAGCTCGGCTGCTACGAGGGCCTGCTCCCGCGGACCTCCTTGAATAGTCTTCAATTCGTAGATAAGATCTTTCGCCAGAGCCGGGTTAAATGATTTCATGATCTTCTCACCTTAATGCCTTTGAATGTTGTAAAATTAACCCCCGGAGGAGGCGCCTGCCCGTCCTCGAGTCGCTGCTTGACCGCGGTCTTGGAGACCGCGTGGGTCAGGAACTCAAACTCGGCGTTGGCCTGGACCCAAGTGAAGAATGTCTCCCAGTCAGCCACGGAAACAGAGTCCATGGTTTCAATGTAGCTGGTGCCGTGCGGGGTCTTCAGCGAGGTGGCACCGACCCGAGTCATCTCGGACATCAGCCAGGCCTCGCGTTTCTCCTGCAGGGCCTTGAGGTCGGCAAGCTCGGCGTCAAGGGCCTTTTTCTTTTCCGTGATCAGGTCTCGAGTGGCAACGTACTTCTCGATGACCATATCGACAGTAATGGCCACAGTGTAGCCAAGGTCACTTCGAATACCTTTCCACAAACAGTTACCACAAGTCAGAATATTAGCATCTATCCCGCCAATACTTCCAAGTAACGTCGAAGAAAACTCTGTGTGGCCGCAGATCGGGCAACCGGTTGGATCGGGTCTGTTTTTTTTCGGGCTTCGCATGGTGGTCTCCTTCTTCTTTTGAGGTTTCAGTTCGTTGACAGTGCCGATCCAGTTGCACATGCACTCGACGACGTTGAGGTCCGGCGGGGCCGGGTAGTTGACACTGGTGAGCCGGTTCGGGGCCCTGCCGCACTTCGGGCAGACCTGGTGCAGGATCTTATACTCCGCCATACTCATCATACCTACTGGTTTGGTCATTCCGTTCTCCCTTCATCTTCTAGGTCTCTATCCGCAACCAGTTTACAGGCCTGTATATCCTCCAATAATTGCTTCGTGCAAGGGCAGTCCCAAAATAGGTGGTCATGCCAAGGTGTGCTTACCAGGACCAGACGCAGTCTTTTCTTACACACAGGACATTCTGGGCGGTTTATGTTTCTCACTCGCCGTGCTTTTCCCCGCTTATTGGCGAGTTCATATTTTATCCCGCTGATTTCGTATTTCATATTTACTTCCCGGTTTAATTAAATGGTCGCAGCGGCAGGGCTCGAACCTGCAAAAGTAAGCAACCAACTTACTCCTCTGACATATTACTGGTTGGTCAGGCGTCTACCAATTCCACCACGCTGCGTTTTCGCTCATTCAACTCAACCTTAGCTCTTTGTAAACGGGTTGTCAACAATTATTTGTGAAGGGGTTTACTTTTTATTCATAGGGTATATTCATAAACTCTAGGACTTCTCTCAGCCCGAGATACTCCATGCAGTATCTGTGGAGTTTTGGGTGGGTTTGTTTCAGTTTCACAAAGCGAGGCTCTTTCTCCATCTGGCACCCGAACATGCAAAACACGCAGCCCGTCCTGTCGTAGCCCATGTCGTAGATAGGGCTATAAGGTATGCCTGCTCTAATACATCGCCAGATATCGTCCTTGGTCCAGATTGAAAGCGGGCGAGACATCATCTTCTTTCGGTCAAAGATATTGCATCCATGAGCAGCGTAACTTCGCAGCCGGCTTCGGCCATCAGCCGCCATTACTCCTACAAACGGAACTTGTTCAGTGTCTTTGTGGTACTTATAGAACGGTTGCTTCTTCATACATTCGCAACACTGCTCACTGATTTTGAAAGGCGCAGTGACTAAATAATGATACTTCTGTGGAATCACTCCGACAGACTGCTTTTTACCGGTGGAGGGGTTCGTACCACCATACAGGCGCAACCTCCGCTGATCCTCTGACTTTGTATTTCGGCAGCGAGAAATAGCCATGGCGACCTCTTTACTTACCACAGGGTACCCATACCGCTTGATGACTTCTACGAAGGGCATTTTCGGTTTCAACCATACTATGTTTGAAATGGTTTTCATGAATGCGACGATTTCAGGAAACTCAAGCCCGGTATTCACAAATACCGAGGGTACATCGGGGTATAGTTGTCGAACCAGATGTCGAAGCACTGTCGAGTCAGCCCCGCCAGAATCGGCGACATAGACCTTCCCATCCCAAGCTTCGTACCACTCCTTTATCCGATCCCTTGCCCAGGCAATCTTTTGATCGAGCGGGAGGTTCTGCCGCTGATGTATTTCTATGAGTGAAAGGTTCATAATCCGTTATGCTTGATATACCTATCAGACCTTTCCCGGGCGAAATCTTTAAATTGACTGGTTACTAAGAGATCTGCGTCTGACACAAAACGGATGTCAGCAAGGATTCCTTGTAACCTTTCACAATTCATCCCAGCATAACCAAACTGAATCCATCCGGCGGATGGCCTGTGCTCCAGCCGTATTTCGCTCAGAATATTTATTGCCCCCGGTGGGCAGCGGCTATTCGCGGCTTCTCTGGCGTCTCGGTATGTTGGAAAAATCAGAACGATATGCTCCCCGGCCATCATGTCATTGATGTGTCTTTGCATTACCTTCCTCCTTTGTTTGCCATCTCCAGGACGACGTCTTGAAAGCGCCCCTTACCGAGCAAGACATCGTAAGCACGTTTCTCTTCGGCTGTTGCATAGATATGGGCGATGTCGATTTTGGCCGACTGTTTTGACCCATCTGTCCTGGCGTTGGCCTGCTGGACCTTGGCTGCTTTCAAGTAAGGGGCATACCAGATCGACAGGGAAGCGGCGGTGAGGTCGAGACCGTGGGCCATGGTGTCCGGGTTGGCCATGATGATCCATGGATCGGGCAGCGAACGGAACTCCCGGAAGATCTGCGCTCGCCGGCCGGCCGAGACGCTGCCGTCGACGACTGCCACCGACCACCGCTTGCGGAGCTCGGTGGCGAGGGTGTTCAGAACCCCGGTGAACGGCACGAAGACCAAGACCTTCTCGTTGTTGGCCTCGATCAGTTCCTCAAGGACTTTCAACCGCGGGCCGAAGTCGAACTTGACCAGTTTACCTTCTGCATCATAAGCTACGCCACAGCTGACCTGTATCAATTTACTCAATAATACCGCAGCATTAACTGCTGTAACTGTCTGTCCTCGCAGGTCGGTGGCAGCCTGGTTGCGCAGCTGCTTGTACGCTCTCTCCTGCTCCGCCGACAACTGGGCCCGCCGATCGATGAAACATGGCTTCATGGTGGAGCAGACCGTCCGCTTGAACCGGATGGCTGGTTTCAATATCCTGGCGACGGACTCCTCTGCTCCTTTCTTTGGCACCCACTTGAACGGTCCAAACTGCAGCATGGTCTCGTGCTTGAAGCTGGTGAAGTGGCCTCGGTAGTTCTCAGGGGTGATCAGCTTGCATTGTCCGAAGGCGTCAGGTGGTTCGTTTGGAGTCGGTGTACCGGTCAATCCCCAGGCGGAGCGGACAATGCCCTGCTTGTTCAATACTCGGTTCATCGGCGCCCACAGGACGCCCTTCTTATTTTTCGCTGAGCGAAGTTCGGCTAATTCATCAACGATCACCAGGTCGATGTCCGGGCGGGCGGCAAGGGCTTCTTCAATAAGCCCCATGCCATGATGATTGACGATGTAGAAGTCATGCGGCCGAGCGAGTAGCTCAAGGCGTTTCTGCCGGCTACCGTGCAAGACGGCAAAGGTGCGCAGCGGGAAGCTCTCGAAGATGTTCTGCTCCCAGACATCGTAGATGGTGGAGAGCGGGGCGGCGATCAGGGTGCGGCGGATCTTGCCGGCGCGGCGGAGGTAGTCGGCAGCCCACAGGGCGCTGAGGGTTTTTCCCGTACGCATCTCGGATAGGCAGTAGCAGCGAGAGTAAAAGGTGAAAAACTCCGCCGACTCAATTTGATACCACCTCGGAGTGTATCTCCCGGGCCAGTCGTACTGTGTCCTGATCGGGGACTGAACTTTACAGCCGATGTTATTGAGCACCCGGGCGACCTCGAGGGTGTGCGGCACGGCGACGAACTGACGTCCCTGCACCACCGCCTCCTTGAGATCAGGGAACAGGGCGCGGAACTGGCCGGCGTTGTCGGACTCGATGACGTAGTGGTCGTTTAAGACACGGATGGTCATGAGTTGCCCAAAAATTTAAGTGCTGCTGTTACCAACTCTGCTAAAGTAATAACCGCTACAACATCAATAATCACTGTACCAATGTACAGAAGCTCGAAATCCTTCTTATACACGCATTCAATCCAAGCAAGCAGTATGGTGGTCATTTATACACCCTATTGATATACCCAAGACTGGGATGGTTCAGCAGATTCAACGCTGCGAGAGTTACTTCGATCACAGAATTGAGTGGTTGGAACACATCGTGCGGATCCGGCTCAGCAGTTACTTCGACATCCACAGCAGGAGACATCCAGTAAACTGCTCCGCAGGACAGGCAAGCGTGGAGGGTTCCGACCTCATAGTCTTCATCGTCAGTTTCCTGCAAGGTCTTCTTGCCGCAGGAGGAGCAGTACAGGTTGTTCATCTCAAACCTCCTTTTTGTAGTAAGGCGTAGCACAATATTTCTGCCATCTCCCACCCTAATGCAGTTGGTGCGAATCTGGCAAACGGGTAACGAAGTGATGAATTATCACTGAAATGAGGATCTATGATGCGCTGTGATTTGAGATCTCGCCACTCGCAGTTTGTAAACACCAGTATTTTTCTGCCTTCGTAATTAATACACCCAACATATTGGATTTCCATTAGTAAATGTGTGCCTATCTGGTTTTTTCGTACGATGGTGTATTTGCTGGGATCGGGGTTAGGAAGGAACGTCGTAGCCCCGGGGCGTGGAGGGTATGGATAGTCAGCACGTGCCCGCGAGAACATAAAATTCAAGCCCATAACATCCTCCAACCAAAAAACATAATCAGCAAGTGCATGGTGTTGTCTGCAACGGCATACACAACTGCAGTGAACCCTGCCTGTAAGTACGTCATTGAGTTTCCTTCTGCAGGTGTACTCACAAATACGGAAGGGCTCCGCCCGCCAATGACCTTCAACCACCAGTCACCTACACTGTATTTGTCCAATAAGAAGTGCCCTGCGGCGACAAAAATAAACCAGTCAAGTCTCAGCACATCCATTACAGCACAAACCGCTGCAGCGTATATTACACAGTGAGTCGTACATGAACTATATCCAAGCAGAGAAGCCTTTCCTTTGTTGAGTGCCATCCAGTTATTTTGCAGCAGGTAGTCACCTACCAGATGCCCTAATAGCATAGGAAAATAGATGTCAGTCATCTCAAACCTCCGAGTCCAAGAACTCTTGGAAATTGGCTCCCTCATCTATCTCTTCCAGCCATTCCTCAAACACCTTCAAAGTCTCAGGCCCATCCACCACGAAACAAGCTCCGCCGGAGCAGGAGATGGCGTCGATCTGGAGTTTTTGGAAGCCGGTGGGGTTCTTGCCGGGGGCCTTTAATTCTACCCCGAAGAAGACCCCTCGATGCTGCCCTATTATGTCAGGTATTCCACGCACCGACATTATCCCTTGTACCGCAAAGTAGTACCAGCCTGCTGCCTGCTTGAACGTCCCTGCCTTGCTGGCCGGCTGGATGTCGTAGCGAGCGAGGAGGTCTCTCGCAAGAGATTTGATTTTGCTTTCTGGAGTAGTCATCCTCTACCCTCTCGAAGTAACTTTTTCCCAAATCCTCTCAAGCACATCTATCTGCTTTTGGGAAATGGTATTCTTGGACACCATCTGCGTCTCTACAGAGTTGAGAAACTCAGCTTCCCATTCTGTCAGTCGGTCTTCCCTGCTCTTGGTTTTCAGACAGTCATCGATCATCTCTTTGTACTCGCTGAGCCAGTCGTCCATCACTTCCCCCCAAAGAAAGTCATCGTGAATATTTAACACACCACTCGCTGCCTACCTTAACTGGTTCGTGCGGCTGCCCCACGTCCACGCTTAGACCGTTCTCCAGCCGCACAATCCCTCCCCGGTAGATAATAGCTTCTATCTCTACTACCTTACTTGTTTCCAAGCACTGTAAAGGCTTCCAAAATTTAGAGTCGCAGCCTGACAGCAACAAAGGCACCGCGATTATGAGAAAGATTGATGGATACATCACTCCTCCCAAAGAAAGTCATACAAGAATATGAGTCGTCTCAGTCGCAGGCTCCAGAGACAGCAAGAAGTTCTCAGGCCAAGTGCCTATCGGCGTAGCAAATCCTGCGGCTCGCGAATGCCCCCCGCCACCATACCGCCGAGCTATCTCAGAGACATCGAAACCCCCAACCGACCGCAACGACCACGACCGCACCCCCTTCCTGTCGCAGTATGTCGCGGAGAACGGAGCGTCAGGGTACGCTCGGCAGAGTTCGTTGCCGACCTCGCTGACGTTGGCCGAGCAGTTGAGCACCGGCACCTCATGGATGTCCCAGAACATGACCCTAACGTCGCGCAGGGCAGCTTGGATCTGGCCGTTGCGGAAGGAACGAAGGTAACTACCGAACTTCCACGCGCGAGGGGAGAAGTCTAAACGAGTAGCCTCTTTGTGCCAATCCTCAAAATCAAACGGTAAAGTAGCGATATAGAGACTTACCTCTTCTGAATTGGGCAACTCGAACTTCCACAAGTCCCGGTCCTGGACATAAGCCAGGATGGCAGGCATCGGCTCTCGCTTATGAAAATACTCCCAGGTCAGAGCGCAGCCGGACTTGTTCATGCTGAAGATGGCATAGTTGCTGCCTCGCAAATTCTCTTCCGCCGACCGGTGATGATCGATGACCAGCAGCGCGTACTTGGCGGCGAGGGCGTCGCAGGTCTCACGGTCGTAAGAGAAATCGACGATGAGCAGGTGCGTCGTGCCCTCGGGGATCTCAGGGACCGGCTGGCTGTACTGCACAGCGATGTATGTCGCCGTGTCCTGGTAGACTCTCCAGGCTGCGTAGGCTGAGGCAAACCCATCTGCATCATGGTGCCACAAAACTGTTACTGGCTTACTCCCCTGCATCATCCATCTCCTTGTTGGTTATGAGCCTGTCGGCCCGGTTTTGTGCGACCTCTGCTGCCCACTCATCCTCGGACAGCGGCTCCTGATCTCGGTCCCAGCACCAGTCTATGTAGTCTTCGTATGAGGTGATCATGCTGGTCACTCCTTAGAAAATCTTATCGACTATCTCACAAATATACGCAGCGTCGAAGTCCTTTTTTGCGTCTCGCAAGTAAGAGATGACCTGATGAAAATAGGCCACATCTACGCCAGTAAGCTGGTCTTCCAACACATCGACTTTTGTCAGGTCGAGTTCACTCAGCTGCATACACATCTTCAGGTACTGCCCAGCATTTATAGAAAACCCTCTCTTGATGAACTTACGGGTCCGAATAATCGAACAGAGCGGATACTTTGAGCCTTGGTACCGAAGCTCTCTGGCGAGCAAAGCTTCCATCGCCGCTGGACGTAGTTCAAGATGCCCATCCCAAGACGACCACCAACTGGTGCAGTGGGCAAAATCGTAGTTTGCATGGATCTCGTCCGGAGAGCCATAGAAGCGGATGATAACTTGGATTTTGTTGGAGAGGGTGATGGCGTTGGATGACATGAACACAGGGCGATACTTCTCTCCATCGTCGCCTTCTGTTGCTGCTTCAAGGTCTGCCTCGACCGGATCGACGTACTCCGCACTTTCAATGTTGTCCTCTGGCAGAGTTTCAAAATACTGGTACTTGCTATCGTCCGTTTCTTCGCTTGCCATGCCGGCGGACTTGACAACTATCTGGATCCTGCCGTTGAGGATCTTTACTTCGGGAACAATCTTTGGGTTGTGCGCGGCATTGTATTTGTCAACGTAATATTGAGCCACCGTCTTCGCAGCGGACTCGGTCTTGAAGTACACGTCGTAGTCGTTGACCCGCTCCTGCAGGAGCATTGAGGCTATTGAGCCCCCGGTTATGATTGTGTTTTCCTTAATGACTTTCGCAACTACCTGGTCGTCTACCGATTCTACCCAGTCCTTTACTTTCGCTTCGAGCACTCGCCTGATTGTTTTTGCTTTCATACTCTCCTCTCCCCGCGCCGTGAAGCGCAATCGTTTACCTGGCACCAAGGACATAAACCGGAGGGTCTGGCCGGGAAGTTCTCCGACGCCCAGGCGTCCTCCATCCTCTGCACCCGAGGCAGGAACTCCTGCCAGACCTTGGGGATCTCTGCCTTGGTGATCGGCTTGATGCCGGTCGTCTGCTGGTGCTTAGTCCAGATATATTTGCCGCCAAACTCCTGCAGGTATGGCCTGCCCACCGACAAGGCGGCGGCGCAGACCCGCAGCTGGTCCTCGTCGTCCTTGATCTTGCCGCCGGTCTTCCAGTCGAAGAGGTTGACCGAGGACTCCTTGACCTTGGTAACCACCACGTCGAGCTTAGCCCTGAACCAGGCATCCTTGGCGAACCAGGACACAGGCTTCAACTGCCTGGTCAGGGCGATCTCAAGCTCGGCCTCGACCTTGTGGCCGGAGCGGAGCATGGCCTCGGCGTATTTCTCGACAGGTTTCAATGCCTCAAGGTCCGGGTGTGGGATGCCTTTCAAGAAAAGCTCAGCGGCCTTATGTACCCTGTTGCCGTAGATGATCGCCTCAGTGTCTACCCAGGGGATGGTGCAGTAAAAACGGTTGGCGGCGTAGGCCTTCGGGCAGTTTTCGTAGGCGGTCAGGGCGGTGTAGCTCCACGAGAACTTCTTTCCGCGGGCGTTCAAAACTTCAATCATTTTTCCTCCGGAAGGGGTAATAAATCTGTGTTGTGCAGAACTGCCCCTACAATAGCCACCCTTGCAAGGTCTTCGCGCTCTACTGTGTACCACCCAACAGCGAGTATGTTACTTCCTGGCACCTTAGCCTCAATTTTTACTATGTCTTCCCCAGAAAAGGAAATAGACATAACTTCAAGCCACCGCTTGTTTTGATTATCCCATGCTCTCATAGGTTCTCCTCATTTCTACACTCACACAGGGCTTTCCAGTTTGCGTCGGCACGATCTTTTTGGTATTGCACCTGAGCGTGAAGAAACTTTATAAGCTCGTCAACATCCTTCAGCTTTACGTACTCTCCGATGTCGTCTTCTGCCATCACTGCCAAATCCCACTCTCTTGTAGGAGTGTATCGCTGCAAATCTTTCATACTCCCCTCCTTAAAAAATGATGCCCTCGCAGTCAGTTACCCAGCCAGAGTGCGATCCTGCGAGGGCATCGGGCGCTGTACAATTCACTGTGACACGGTTTACAAACTATTGCAAGTAAAAAGTTGCGGGGTTTACTTTATAAATCTGAGGGGTCCCCTGGCTCAGGCTCACACCAGCCAGAAAACAGGATTCCGTTTTCATTTGTCACACATTCCACTTCAACAGTACCCTTTACGACGCCAAACGGTTTAAGGGCTTTTTCTACCGCCTTGACAAACTCTTCCTCCGTCACCGATTGTGTTGCGGTAAACAGCACTACCCCTTCGCACCTGTGGTAGTACGGTTGCTTTGCCATAATTTTCTCCTTTTATTTTTCACAATCCCCGTAGCTCACCGCATACCCACCGGAAGATTTCAACGGCAGGTCCGGGCACCATGCCGGCGCCGTGGCCATAACTTCCTTCATCATCTGCAGGCAGTCGTCGGCGCGGTAAAACGGGACACAGGCTACTACTTCGTCGTAGGTCGAGGTCACCACCGAGTATGTCTTGCCTTTGTCCGTCTGCCGCTGCAGCTTCAGCCAGCGGTTGATCTCCAGCATTTGGTCAGTGAGGACGATTCGGGCCAAGGCTTGGATAATGTTTTCCACCGCCTTGCCGCCGTACAGGTACGACCACTCTTTTTTGCGTCGATTGGAAAGGTAGCGAAACTCGCCGCTATCATTGCGCTGCAGCTTATAATACCTGATTTTCATGCCGTTAGGGAGAAGAAACCCTTCGGGGCAGGTAGTCACGAGGTTACGCTTGCCAACTGGGATAGTTTCCCCCCGCACTATCGCGTCGAGCGCTCGTTGTGCTTCGCCCCAAAAATCTACGATCGCTTTGTTACTCTGCCGGTACTTATCAACTATCTGCTTCACGGCTGCGCAGTGCCAGAGGTGAGTTTCTTCGTCAACATTAAGGGGCTTCATTGCCAGTGCCTCGTCTCGCAGGAAGGCGTATCCAGGCTTGTAGCTTCTCTGATGGCAAAATGTGTCAATGTCAGCGTCCAGCTTCTGCGCGGCAACTTGATCAAACAGCAACGGTGGCGCGCCCATGAACCCGACCCGCAGGGACTCCTGGAACTTTGACCAGCCCATACCGTAACCATTTCCGAGCGTCGAGCTCTTGCCAACCAAACCCTCCAGCCAGAACTCGTCGAGCTTGCGATTGACCTCATAGCCGAAGATTTTTGTCGCTTGGCGATTGTAAGGGTCGCCGCCGGCGCGGAACAGGTCCAGCAGATCCTCTTGGCCGGCAGCATAAGAGAGCTTCCGCGCTTCGATCTGTCCGAGGTCGCGTACCACAAGAACGTGCTTCTCAGGAGCATTGAGGGACCGTCGCAGCGCCCCGGATGTTGGGTCACGCGGATCTACCCGATTCAGATTGGTAGTGTTCTGCTTGTCGCCGCCGGAATCCCTGCCAGTTCTCGCCCCGTAGTAATTATGGTACACCGGGAACGCCCCGCGCTTGCCGATCTTGAAGAACCGCTTGCTGCGGGTTTCCTTAATTGTCGATTTGATACCCATGCGGGCCTCGACCACAGCCTGAACCTGCTCGTCCGGATGGTCGAGGAGCATCTTAAACTCCTCGTCGCTCTTGCCGAAGGCGTAGGCCCAAGGGTAGGAGTTTTTCTCCTCCTTCATCCGCACTCGGTCCCCAACTGGCAGGCCTGCAGTTTTGAACGAAGGCAGTATCCCGAGCGGTGGCTCACCGACGTTGTCCGGGTCCACTCGCCCATCCTTGACTTTTGAAGGGCTGAGTTTTTTGGGGGGGTCCACGCCGAGGGTCAACAGCAGGGCGGCAAACTGGTCGTTGGAAGCGAGCACGGACTTGTCCGTCGCGCACTTCTTCAGCAGCACCCGCTTGCTCCTACGCTCACGTTTGTACTCCTCGATCAGAATGCTGCGCTCCACCTGCAGCACCGGCTCGGTGAACAAGCGGATGGTCAGGTCGATCAACCGTAGCTCGGACGGCGGAAAGTTCCGTTTCATCGCATCAAAAGCATCGGAGGTCAGCTCCACGTCGTTGCAGCAATACCCACCGAGTATCCGCTGCTGCTCGTCGGTCAGTTCCCAGAGATTGACGAAGTTGACCAGCTCGTGTCCTTTCTCGCCGAGCTGCAGCAGACGGGCGATGTTGGCCAGGCTCACTGACTCGTGCGGGTAGAGGGCGCGGGCCATGCTCAGAGTACAGCCCCATAACGCCGGTTTGATCCCTGCCCGCCAGGAGAGTATGGCGCCGTCAAAATGTGTGTGATGGCAGCAGACGAAAGAGTCCTGCCAGGGGTGGGCCTTCAGGAAGTGCAGGAGGTCGTCTCGCTTGTAGATGTAAAATGCTCGCTCACGCTCTATTTTGACCCCCAGGCCGTGGACTTTGAAGAGGGGGTGACGGACATACTCTTCCGTTGTCATTTTCGACAGGGTGATGTTCTCCTGCGTCACTGGGTGTTTGCCGTAGGCGGTTTCCCAGTCGAGGGTTACTTTGATCATTCCCTCCCCTCCCGCCCGACGACGTGGTGGTGGAGTTTCAGAAGTTTAGTCATGTTCTCCGGCTTCGGTCCGCCTCCACCTGACTCCCAGAGTTTCCAGACGCTGACGGAGACCCCGAGGATCTTAGCCATGTCCTGCTGGGTCCGCCCAAGGGTGGTACGGATGAATTTGACTTGTTCGGGGGTCATAACTACACCTCAAAGACCAAAGTGTAACCAAACCCATCAACACCGTCGATTACCACAGATTCAAAATCAGATGATTCGGGCTCGAAAACAACCTTCAGGGCGCCTCCTCTGATTTTGCCGATGATGTATTCAAACCCCTCGCCTTCTTCGATTTGGCTGAACCCGTCCTCAACTACATCGAGCAAAGTTTTGTCTGCTGCAAAAGAAATGTCTTTCATTCTCTACCTCCCCAACCAGGCAAAAGTTCCGCAAATAAACCCAGCCCAAGCGATGGTGAAACAGAACCAGGTGAGTTTTTCTTTCCATGACAGGCTGTCGAGCGGGGTGTCTTCGCTGTAGGTTTTCATGGTGGTCTCCTTAAAGTAGTGGTTAATGTGACTCAGTTTACAGTTTATCGCTCGCCGCTGCAAGATAAAGTTAGTTCAAACGTCCCTGCGGCAGGAATTTTCCACAAGTTTGCACTCCTGTCCTTACCTGACAGCGCGGCCCACTCAGCGCTGCCTGCGTTCTTAGCCGCCTCGCCGGTGAGGGAGAACCCTCTTTTGGCAGGAGGGGCGAGGAGCCACTCGCTGTCCCAGTCCATCATAGACAGCCGCTGCATCAGGCTTGCCCCCCTCGCAAGCCCGATGAGGGCTGCCAGGTCGCCCGAGGTGTAAGTCTTACCGTCGTCACAGTCAAACTCCCAGGTCTTCTGCCCGGAGGGCAGGGTGACGCGTCTTGGTGGATGGATGACTCTTGTTGGCTTAATACTGGGCGTTGTCATAGGTCACCTTTATCTCAGTCTGGTGCTGGGTCAATTTGTCGATGGCCTTCGGCAGGGTGTGGATGAAAGCGAAGGCCATGAGGGCTATCAGGGATGCTGCTGCGGCGTAGAGGAGTAGGGATTTCATTCTTCGTCCTCCGGTGTGCCACCTATTTCGAGGTATTTACCAGTCTCAACGATGACAAGGGTCAGGCCACCCTCATCTATGGCTACAGTCTGGTTGCAGCCTTTGCGGGCGCACAGCCACTCTCTTACGTCTTCGGTATTCATTGCCATGGTTTTTGTCCTCCTCTGCTGGTTTATCCTCATCCTGCCACGGCGCGATGCCGTGCGTCCTTAACTGCTCAAATATGTCTGCTACTGTTGAGGGTTTGGGCATATGTCCTCCTTGTTTATAAGTGTTTTGTCCGTGCTGCCTCGCCGCCGAGGAGGGCGCGTGTCCCTCCCCAGGAGCCGGGCGGCTCAGTACACCAGGCCCAGCGACTCTACAGCGGCCTTGAGTTGGTGCTCCATCCGGCCGTCTGTGTCCTCAGCATATGGTCTGGAAGTCATCATAAAGCCGTCATCGATATGCACATGAGACGGAGTGCCTTTGCTGTCTCTTAATATTTCAAAACTCATGAGTTTACCCCCTCTTTTTCTGATTTGAGTTGTGCGACCATGCCCCGCAGTGTGTGGAGCATGTGTTTAGGGATTGCCGTCTGGCCGTTCTCCCAGCGATTCCAGGTGATCCTTGAGACTCCCAGCAGGGTGGAGGCTTTTTCCTGGGTCAGGCGGAAGGCCTGGCGGAAGGCGGTTAAATGAGCTGGGGTGGCTCGTCTTTCTGTCTTTATATACCTTGGGTCTTCCTTTGCTTTGATTTCCATAAAGTCGGCTATACGCGCCGGGACGCTGGTTGATTTTTCGAGCCGTCTATAATAGCTCTCTGAGATGTTGAATTGTTTGGCTGCGTAGAAAACTGTCCAGCCTGCCATGTGTCGCACTTCTTTCAATCGTTGTCCATCCATTGTGTTCTTCCTCCTTATGTATCAATAATATACTACGCAAGTAGTTAATGTCAAGCGATTTACAAGAAATAATGTGGAAATAAGTTTTTTCAGATTGATTTATAATGATTCCAGATGGTTAGGTGGGACGGTATGATGAAGTTTCACAAAAAAAGAAATTAATACTCAGTTTGTATGTATTTTGGTCCGTAATATGCTATATCAATTAAATTGGTAGATAGGCCAATGTTAGGCTGATGTATCATATCGCGGACCAAATGGCCAGCGCGTAGGCAGTGCTTATGTCTTTTTTTACTATATATATATATATTATTTAATAAGTATAATATAAGGGGTATGATTTTATTAGATTTTCTCATCCTGGCTGGAACCCATCGCTGCCGCTAAAACCTCTAGAAATGCCCTTTTTCATGTAAACTATGACACAGAAAAATTAATTTTCACCTCATCTCGGTCCGCAATATGATACACGACCTCCCGCCAGACCTCCTAAAACACCACATTGTGGTATGTGATTTTCTTCCGCTGTCAGAGGAATAGGCAAGAATAGGCGATATTTTTTGCTCCATCATCTCTGTGTTTGATCTCCTAGAAACGTATCGTTTTGCGGACCTGATCAGTTTCGGTTTACATTTTTTCAGCAAAACACCAAAATTTTTTCAGATAAAAATCATCTCAGGCGTGGTCCGATCCGCGCTTTCCTAACTCAATTCTGCTACCTCGCTAGTATTTGACCTCCTGGCGGCAGTATAGTTTTGTTACTTTTTATGTAACAGAATGTTACTACAAATGTATATTCTTGTTACATCATCTGTAACAATTCACTACTCAAAACATGTAGACCTTGAGGATTTTGCCCTCCGAGCCTACATGTTTTAGGTAACTGATTGTTACTCTAATAATCTTCAAGCGCTGTTTGCATGTTGGTAATTTGCTCCCGTGTGAACGTCTTGCGGAGATATATAGCTTCATCACAACACGCTTTATATATGTTTAGCGCTTTGATGCTGTCGGCGTCATATCCGTAATTATCACACCAGGTACTAAACGATTCATCGGCTGCACTTGCATCCAACAAGAGAGAACACATGATATCTGCATTTGTTGGTATTTTGGGTCTCGCCTCTTGTGGATGGTAGCGTTTGAATGCGCTTTTTGCAGGTTTCTCGACCCTACCAACTCCTGTTTTATATGGCACCGTCCAATAACCTTTTTTATCCATCATTGTAATGGTGACATTCCACAGGAAGTGTGGCCATTCTTTATCCTCGACCTTGCCGACATAATCAATCCTTATAGGTAGTGCTGAGAAGTCAAAACCATTAATGATGTTTTTTGTTTCCATAATATTCCCCCTTTCCAATTTTTGAGTTTAATGTAAGGCTCGACGGGCCAGGCGGTGATGGTTTAACAGTCTTCAGGTCTGATACAACGCTCAGTGTCCCCAGCGGAGACTTCGTCGAATTGATAGTAGTCTCCATCTCTTCCTTCTGCGTCATTAACGGACCATTGAGCACCACAGGACAGGCATGTTATGAACCATTGGCCGTGTTCAAAGTCTGCAGTTATATTGCTTTCGTGCTGCAATCCTTCGTCACTGACTTTAAAGTCTTCAATAATGTCTCGGTAGTTTGTTTTTGGATTTTCGCATTTTAGCATCATATCACCTCAAAAATGTAGTAGTGAACTACCTGTAACCTGGCTGCAACGGTCAGGCGGTAATAACCGGGTTCGGACAATAACCTGGAGAGCGCTTGTCTTATTAAGATGTGTTTCATATCATTTCTCCTACCTTAATTGTTTGCAGGCCGGATGATTATTGATGAGCCAAAGTGCTTCGGACGCATCGACTGCAAGTGGAACTTGACTTGTAAATGTTCCGCCGGTCCATACTCCAAGTGTTTTCTTGCTTTCTGGATCGTAACATAGGTTGATTTGAATGGTTGCACCGAGAAAACCGTCGGGCACCGTTACTGATTTGATGTGCTCTGTTCTCATATCATTTCTCCTATTGTGCTTTGACTACATAATGTCCAGATCGGGCGGCTTTATTCATCTTTCGGTTGTCATAGTCTGCATGTACAGAGAATGTATGTGGTGGGTCTTTGTGGAGCATTCCCCAAACAATGCGAAACGGGAGTCTTGTTTTCATGAGTCTTATTTCGTTCATCTGTTCTTCGTTCATTTCATCACCTCAAGCGCTGAGGTTATTGGTTCAATAAGCGCGGAAACCTTGATAATTGCCAAGTGTCCGGCATAGAGCAGAACGGCTAGGAGTATGCAGATAAGGCCCTTCATGATTTAATCCTCCTGTTTACGCGGTTCATGTATTCAATAGCGGTTCTGCTGTCAGCCGGTATTGATGTAACAATGTATCCGCGATTGCGTATAATAAGCCTGCCATTTATTGCTATAGTTTCGAGGTCAAGATTGAATTTTATTCCTAGGGTTTTGCATAAGATTTTCATAATATCAATCTCCAATTATAAAGGTAAACTCCGAGCAATCGCAAGCCAGGACATAGGCGCTCGCATCGTGCCGCCAGGCAAAGAAAGAGTTTTCCGAAACATCGCAACAATGGCCTGGTTTCTCTTTCTCCAACCATTGTTCAAGCGCTTGGATATCATCATCTTCCATGCCTGAGTAGTCGCCATTGATAAGAGGGGCAGCCCAAAAACTCGGTAATTCGTAGGTTTCCGTTTTCATCTTCTCCACCTTTGCCGGGATATCCCGCCCGGCTCGGTTGTTTGGGTTTACATGAGTTTGCCGAACAAGTTAAGTACGTTCTTTTTCACCTGTTCTGCGATTGCTTTAGTCGTTTGGTCAAGTAACATAAAGGCGGACAAGGCATTTTCAAGTCCGTTGAATTGCTCCTCGAAAAACAGATCATCGTCGTCAATCCTTGCCTTTACAATCACACACTCAGTGTCGTCTTTCCATACCTGCATAGATGGGAAAGGATTTACCGGGCTGTAAATCTCGAAATACTCTTCACACTCATCTACTTTATAGCCTCTTGTTTTAGCGACCATTCTAAGGTTTTCTAGGATTATGCTGTACTCTCTTTCTTTAGTGCGGCCGGTTGCTTTCTTCATAATGTCCATCTCCTTAAGTTGAGGTTATTCTCAATCAATCTCTATAATTAATATTATTCGATGTATCACAAAGATACAAGAGAAAAGTGAAAGGGTTTACTCTTTTATTTCGTTGTTTGGTTTACAATGTTAATCCGTTTGCTTTGATACTCGGTTTACTTTCTCAGCTCGGGCCGGGATCATAACTTGACCAGGTGCAGACGTACATGGACGGTTGCCGGGGAATTTCGTTTGAGGATACCAGGGCGCCGGGCGGGGAGAGGGTAGGGGCCTCCGTGATATCGGGGAAGGGTGCCTGGGGGGCAAGGGGGGAGGTCGGTGGGTCTTCATTTCATACCTTCTGTTAGGAAAACTTCCCCCAGACCCCAATCCACGTAAACCCCCGTACTTACTCCAAAAATCCCTCCCTCCAAAATATAACCTAGTGTTTTTACAGCAAATTTCCGTAAACCAATCCACGCACCCCAAACCACCTAAAATCCGAAGCCCTTACCCCGAAAACCCTACCAAATAAATCCCGCACTCCGTATCATCCTGTTACTTTTCTCTTGCATTTTCTCCGCAAACACGCTACCACCTTTAGTATGAACCTGACAAGCCATCACACCTTGCTCGAAGACGACCTCGCCGACTTATTGGACAGCGACTTCGAGGGCATGACCCCCGACCTCCCAGCAGTACTTATCCCCTCAAATGCAACCCGTCTCAACCTGACCTCCCCTGCAACCCCTAACCGCTGGGACCCTCGCCTCATCCTCGACCTGGCCTTGGGGGTGGAAGACCTCGACGCTGTCTTGCCTCGTTACAATCTCACCTTTGACGACTACGAGGTCCTGGCCCACTCGCCGATCTTCAGGAGAGAACTGGCCCTGACCATCCGCGACGTCCGCGAAAACGGTCTGCCGTTCAAAGCCAAGGCCCGGATCCAGGCAGAGGCCTACCTCGAGGTCCTGGACGAGTTGGTGTACAGCGACGGCACCCCTGCCAGCACCCGGCTGGAAGCGATTAAGTCGACGGTGGCCTGGGGCGGCCTGATCCCTAAAGAGAGTAAGGAAGACAACCAGACCAACGCCACGCAGATTAATGTGAGTATCAACTTCTAACATATAGGAGCACCCCCATGGGCGACATAATCACCCCGCAGACCACAGCCAAGACCTCGGACGTCATCCACCTCACTCGTGGACCCTTCCCGAAGACTATCCACGCAGTCGGCCCGTTCGGAGCCAACACGATCGCGGTCAACATCGTCACAGCGATGAATGCAGTCGGGGAGGCGACCGCCGTCCTGCCGCTCTACGACGCCTTCGGCACCGCGGTGACCATCACCGCCACCTCCCAGCCGATCACTATCCCCAGCCCCATCAGGCTGCAGTTCGTCAAGACGGAGTCGGTAGGCGCCACCATCGGCGTCGCTCTGGTTGAGCAGGAGTATTGAGATGTCTGCTTTCTTCGACCCGTTCCGCTCTTTAATCAACGAGCCGTTCGGCCAGCAGTTCGGCTCCGGCTTGGCTGCCGGCGGTGACGCAGGGCTGTACCCCGATACCGAGAACTTGCTGGCCTGGTACCGCACCGACATCATCGACAGCAAACTCCGAGCATACCTCCCGCCCTCGAGCCACACCACCCAGCAAGTAAAGTCCAGCGGCTTCTCCGGCGCAGGCAGTGCCCTAGTAACCGGCCTGACCACAGCGCACACATTCACCGCAACCGGCGATCTGCCGACCTGCACAGTCAATGGCACGCTTACATTCCCCGGCCCTGATTGCTGCGATGTGCGAGCGTTTCTCGATGGCGTTCTGTGGGCGTACTGGCCGGGCGTTAATGTCGGCCAGACGACTGAGTTGGATGCTTCGGGTAATGGCCATCACCTGACAGGGTTGGTTGGTACGACTATCACTGAGCGAGTGGATGGGAGCGGAACGAACTATGCCAACGAGGTTGGGTATAGTGTGGCAGATGGAGCAACACATTACGGCAGCGCCGATACCTCTTTCCTTCTCCCCATTGGGACTCGCTTTACGATTGGCTATGAGCCGTCCGGCACCATTCCATCCAATATCGGTCCCTATCCAATGCCCGATCCCGAGCCACTTGCTACGCCAGATTGGTATGTGGATTCAGCGGCCACCGGGACAGGAGATGGGCTGTCCTGGGCAAACGCCAAGACAACCCTGGCTCTGGCCCATACTGCCGCATCTGCTGGTGATGTGATAGAGGTTTCAGGTGGAGCAGCAGGGAAAACCTACACCACCAATTTTGATGTATCTAAAGGGGTTGTTGTTCAGGGCAGTAAAACAGCTGGACATAGCGGTTTGGTGACGATTGACGGGAGGATAAGAACGACGCATACAGCTGGTGTCGCAAAGTTTATAAATATCAAGCATAAATTCACATTTCAGGAGTTTATCAATCCATTGCTGCTGGGCGCAGCGGGCGAAACACAGTGGATAGATGTCCAATTTTATCCTTGGGATATCTATACATCCCCACCGACTATATCCGGTGGAAAGCATACATTCAGTAGATCTAAATTCCACAAGTCGTTTGCGACTAACAAAAACTCACGCCCATTATATCTCACTGCCGCCGCTGAATTGTATTTAAATTACTGTGTTTTTGACCATGCAGGGTGCATAAACAGTATCCCCGCTGGAAGTACAGTTGGAATGAACAAGTGTGTTGTATTGGGAACTGGGGCTGCCCTTACAGAGAGCTTTCTTGATATTGGAAATTCAGCTGCAACTACCATAAACGTATCGGATTCAATATTTTTCGGGGTTCATCCGATAAAATCTGGGGCAAGCAGCAAGGCCCCGGTAGTAACGAATTGTTATTATCATGGGCAACCCAAGGCAACCAGTATAAAAACATTTGATACGAGCAATAAATCAGTCGTCACAGGTAGCATTGCGAGTATTGATCCAGAGTTTACAACACCAAAAAATGACTCTATTGGAGATTTGGTAATCCGTTTTGACGACCGTAACAATTTGGATATCTCGGTGGCGGATGCAGCAGCGCTTAATCCTGAGATAAAGGTATCACATTACGTGGATATCCATAGTGCAGTATCTCAAACTCGTCCAACTGCATTGGAAATTGACACGATGAGAGCGTTGATTGCAGATGGTAATGAAATAGGATGCCACGGGGCAACTCACTCAAACCTTTCCACGCTAAGTGCGTTTACAATTTCAGCGACAGGAACATCTCCAACGCTGACTATCGCAGGGACACGGACAGGGGATTCATCGATGTGGACAGGGACATTATCTGTCACGATAAACGGCGTGACAGAAGGTTTCGACCTGACTACCTATCCGACTCTCGTCAGTATTATTACTGTATTACACGGAAATTCTGTAGGCGATGGGGTGGTGACGTGCACAAAATATATCACCGCAGGGGCTGTAAACAGCGACTACATGCTCTCCCTTTGCCTTGCTAATGTAACTGCTCAATCTATCTCAACTGCTCACATAGCAGTGTGGGACGACACGGCATATAATCGTTTTGAAGTCACGGAATCCATTCTTGATCTTGAGGCGTATGTTAATACAGGATCAGACCGAAACGGCAGCAACGCAATTACCGGAACAACCATCGACCCACCATCACCAGCCTACGTATGCAAAACCTACTGTACTGCTTATGGGACGGGCAGGGCGAGTGTCGAGGCACTGTTGAAGGATAACTCCAATATAGTTGGCGCTGCTGCTGCCAACGGTACAACGATTAATGACGGAGTAATGTATAAATATGGTGATCCTGTAAATCTGTACGAATTTACATCTACACAGATGAATATCCCTAATGTCGATGATGAAACGTTCGCCATTGCCGCACGGTGCTGCGGCGGGCCAAACTTCGTTATCATGCTGTTCCACGGTACTGGTCCGACTTTTGGGGGCACCATTGCAGGTTTTAAGACCCTACTTCAGACATTCGGCTTAGGGTCGAAGACCTTCTCGGAATATATGGAATTTATCCGCACTGATGGAGCCTGGGCAATCACCGAGCCGAACGCGGCATTTACCGGAGATTCTGCAAATTATCTCAGTCAAGGTGATTACACGTTGCTACCAAGCAGTCCGCTGTTGGATGCTGGCACACCAGAAATTTACTAAGGGGAAAATATGAAACTCGTAACAACACAATTCCCCGGTCCCCTCGGCATAGACGGCCCCTTCACCGGCACAACCTTCCCTACCGGCAACTTCCAGGCCCCACTCGGTGCAGAGTTCCAGGCCATCCCCGAGTTCACCGGCAACGCCAGTGTCGATTTGGAGGTTCTGGTGCCGACAGCGAAGATTCGGATCGGGCCGCGTGGGATGATTGTTCGGTCGGTTGACGGGAGCGCTGAGGGACAGGCCAGAGATGACCGGGTGGTGGGGGCATGATCCGCCTGATAGCCATCCTCGCTCTGCTCATGTCATCCTGCGCTCCGATGCCTGGGCGTACGTTACAGAAAGGAGTAACCAACGAGACCCCGCTTGCTGAGATGAACCTCATTGTCCACAAAGGAAATTTTGTAACGACCTCAATAGCCTGCCACAAAGCGACCTGGCCGTACAAACCGTGGCTGTCAGTGGCATCGGTTTTCCTTAATTTTGGCATAGTCCCGGCATGCTGCATGGTTTCATATGACAATACTGGTGGGGTGAAGGGATGCGAGATTTGGTATAGCGGTTTTGATTTTCAATTGCAACATGAGTTGCGACACTGCATGGGGTACAAATAGGAGAAATTATGAAACAAATACTGGTTCTTGTTATTGCCTTGCTGACATTTCCGACACTTCTTCAAGCAGCGACAATCACGAAAACGCTCTCATTTGGTTGGACCTACACGGCAGCGGAGGAAGCGGAAATAACCGGGTTTGAGATATGCAACTATGCCGGAATTGTTACTCAGGATAATGCAGTAGTTGTTATTGGAGGCATTCCAAAGTCGGCACGAGGTGCTACAGGTCTCGTAACATTTGATGACAAAGTGACGCAGCGATTCTTTATCCGGGCTGTCTCCGTTGATCCTGTCGATCCGACTATCATAGACCGATCAGAGCCGTCGAATGTAGTCAGGTTACTGATTTCGCCAAGCAGGTTTAAGAGAAATTAAGGGGGGAGTAGAGATGAAAAAGACATTGATAGGGGTTATTGCATTAGGATTGCTGGCAGGTTGCACAGTCAACAACCGGCAGACGGATATCCACCTCGAGGCTGGCACGAGTATGCGGATTGACGCAGCCGGGGCAACCCACTCAACCGACACCGACCAAAAAGCTGATGGCGATTTCTCCGGCGCGATCGAGGCGGCAAAAAACTGGCTTGAGGGCAATATCGGGAAAGTTGTCGAATCGTTGCAGAAGGGCGAGGATATCATCATTCCGGTTGTTCCGGTGGCAAAAGAAGAGACGTTCGAGCCTGCCGCAGTCTCACCGGCTGGCCAAGGCGAGTTTGAAGAGGTGGAGTAATGCCGACCTGCCCGAAGTGCAAACACACGTGGACCGACGCGCCAGTGCCAACTCTCAAGCCATTTCCATATAAAGTCACTTGGGAAAACGACTCAGATCAGGGCAACGGCGCAGCCTG